GACAACCAAACGTTCCTTCCCCCATCACTGGCTATGAATGGGATGGCAAACATCCTCACGTACCTGAGATCAATCCCAATTATGTATTCAAGATCGAGAGCTTACTTCCTATCCTCATGGGCTTAGCCAACGGTGAAAACATTTGGTTGTCAGGACATACTGGCACAGGCAAGACAACATTGATCGAACAGATTTGCGCACGTTTGAATTACCCGTTAGTCAGAGTTGCATTCGACCATGCGATTGATCGTTACGAACTCATGGGAACAACGACATTGATCTCCGACGGCAAGGGTGGAACAAAGTCTCAGTTCAATCCTGGCATCCTGGAGCAGACGTTGCCGAATGGTTATGTCCTCTTATGTGACGAGCTTGATTGTGCAAGACCTGATTCCCTGTACGTTATGCAGGATGTGCTTGAACATAAAACTAAGTTCGTTCTTGAATCCAATGATGATACTGGCACTAAGGCTAGAGAGATTCACTTCCATCCGATGTCTCGAATCATTGCAACAGGAAACACCAAAGGCAACGGTGATCAGTTCAATCTGTATCCTGCTTGTCGAACCCTTTCAGCAGCTACCCTCGACAGATTTACAACGTGGGTAGAGGTTGAGTACCTGAGTCCGAAAGAGGAGAAGGAACTTCTTAAGAAGTCAGGCTTAGTTGGTGCGATGACAGCTAAACAAATTGATTCCATCACGGAGTTTGCTCGTTGCATGAGAGACAGTTTCATTAACGGACGAATCCCAGTCTCGTTCTCACCCAGAAGAGAACTTCAGTTCGCAAAGAAAACAAACTTCCTTATGGGTGTAGCCAAGTATGACTTCGCTAAAGCCACTCGTGTTGCGTTACAAGCAGTGGTTGTTGCCTCAGCAGACAAGGACTCAGTCGATTCAATTCTCTCCCTCGCACAGGTTGCCTTTGGTATTGATAACACTAAGGCTTACAAGAATATTTTCTAAGGATTGACCATGAACAACAGTAGATTTATTCAAGCAACGTGTGACACATCGAAAGCCGTTGGAAGAAACAACGGTATTAAAGTTCGGTTCTCAGGAGATGGTGCTTACACAGATGGCTCAACGATTACGTTGCCTTCTCTTCCTCCGTTTGGAAATATCTCTGATAAACAAATGAAAATCTTTCAGGGTTACAGAGACCATGAAACAATGCACATCTTACTTTCTCACATGGAGGACTATTCAAAAAACAGGATAAAGCGTTGGGTAAATCACAATGAGATAGATAAGAAACTCACCTTCAATTGCCTGGAAGACATACGTATAGAACGTTGTGCTAACGAAGCATACTTCGGCATGGCTTCTAACATTCACGCTGTAAATCAAAGTCTAGGCGAAGACGTTCTTGAAACAATTAAGAAGGAGCAGGAGAAATGGAAAAAGAAAGGTAAGGATGTAACCGCTGAGACGCTGTATGAGCCGTTGTACTACGCACACATGGTGACGATGGCTCGTGCACGTATGACTGCCGGATTTGAATATGACCCGCTGTTTAATATCTACGATACTGCTTCCGATAAATGGAAACAGTTTGCGGATAGATGGGCACAAAAAATCAACTCTGTCCCTACAGGATGGACACCTCACGGTGTTGATCAGCAGGTTTCTTTAGACGGCGTTAAGAAAGTGTTCTCCCTGGTTCCTGCTTTCATTGCTGAAGTTGATAAGCTAAACCAGCAAAAAGAAGAGAAAGAGCAACAGCAACAACAGGCACAAGGGAATAACAAAAAGAAAAACGGTAAAGCGATGTTGGCAGATCAACAGCTTTCTGCTTCTCAGAATCCCGATCAACAAGACCAAAGCGAAGAAGGGAAAGGAACTAGGGATTCGAACAAGCTAAAGGCTGAGGATAAATCTAAGGCTGACGCTGAAGTAAATGCTGATCAAAGTCAAGCTCAAGAGGACAAAGCTGATCAGCAAAAGAAAGAGAATACATCCTCTAGCCAAAGAAAAGGAATGGGAAATGAGGAGACACAAAATTATCGATTCGATAAGGAAGCGGCACAGAAGGCATTAGTCAATGATATTAGTGCCGAGCTTAGCAGTGAGGAAGACTTTCCTTATTCGTCGCTGTTTACAGAGAAAGTAAATAGCTATGAAATTTACTACAGTTTTCGTGGCGATTTAAATTCCGCTAACGCTGACAAATTATTCGGCGCTGTGAAGGATGATGTAATCAAGGCTAAGCGTGGATTAGAGATAGCTTTACAGGCTCGTAACGATGTTGACATGAAGAGCGGAGCCTTAAGAGGTAAGCTCGATTCAAAACGCCTCGTTGAAGCTGTGACTGGCAGCCCTTATGTATACAGGAATCGCAAAGACGGAAGAGAGATGGACACAACCGTCACATTCTTAATGGATACAAGCGGTTCGATGCTAATGAAAAGGATGTTTGAATCAACTAAAACAGCCTACGTTTTATGCAAGGCTTGTGAATCTGTGGGATGTCGAACTGAAATCTTTGCCTTTCCCGGACATGGAAGGGACTTTATTTTTGAGTCAAAAGCAACAGGTGAAAAGATATTTAAAAATCTCACCGCAATCAAAACGCTAAGCGAAAGGATAGACCTACCAGTTGTCAAAGGAAGATTGGAGTTTACCTCACACGGTGGCTTCGGTTACACACCAATTGCTGAAGCTGTAACTATCTTATTGCTTCGCCAAGCAAGTATGCTGACCAAGAAAAAAATTCTTATCGTCCTTACTGACGGTATTCTTTACGATGATGCGGAGGAATACTTATCTGTTAACTGTAAAAAGTTTGCAGATAAAAACGGAATCCACTTATTCGGAATAGGTCTCGGGGTTGAGTTGGATAAGGCGTTCAAGGACTGTGTAAAAGTAGAGTGTGGAGACATAAGCCGCAAAGTCTTAACCCGTATGGCACAGATCATCGCAGAGGAGAAATAACATGGGCATCATCCCTATCGAAGAAGCTATGAAACTCAGCCCCACTGCTCGTGAGATTTGTTTGAGGTTAAGGAAAATGTCGCTCGATAAGATTTGGTATGCGTGTCTTGAACAAACTCACGATAGAGAAAAAGCAGTTGAAATTTATAACCAATACGTTCGTATGCAGGAGGACGAATGGAGAAAAGATCAAATCAAATTTGAGAATCAATCTGCTCGATACAAGAGCTTCGAGCGGTGGAGAAGAAAAAAACCGTACTATAAATGCTAGGTAATTAAAAAAATAAAAGGAAAACTTTCAGGTAATCACACCTAAACATTGCTGTGGAAAGAAAGTATAGGTATAATTATTTCCAATCCTTTCTTTATAGGAGATATAGGAGACAAGTGATGGAAAAATTAAAAACCGAATTTCGTTTCCTAAGAGCTGAACGAGACTTTTACAAAAGAGCTTACGAGGAGTTGCTTCAGAGGCTATCTACAGGTGAGTTTAACCTGAAAACACAGGCCGTTCACAACGATCTTCCTGTTACAGACAAAATTGAGACGAACGTAATAGTCGAACTCAAATCTATGACTGTTAAACGTCTCCTTATTTTAAGCGCCTTCTTTTTATACGGCGCAAAGATAGACGAACTCAGCAAGGTGTTCGATGTTAGTGAGAACTCGATAAGAGTGAACTTGTTCAGAGCAAGGGAAGCACTTGGAATGAACAACGGAGCTCAGCGTGTTCTTGAAGTTACTGAAGGATTAAAACAATATGACAGCAAGGAGTTTCAGCAAAAAACAGGGGTTCCAAAAGATTGGTGGGAACACAGAGACGAATACAGGGATCGAATTAAACAAATTCCTGACAGACTTCGTTGATGTATTTTCCACCGACGAATTGTATGAAATTCTTAATGCTTACATGGAGGAAAATTACAAAGACATAGGAAACAGCCTATGGAAAAAGATGTACCGCACATTTTTATGCATGGATGAATGGGAAGTTCTTAATTTTATTGACGAGAACTTCCCTATTTTTATGGCTCGTTTCACTCTTCGTTCTTATAAGGAAAGGAACACAAAATGAGAGTAAATGATCTGATAGATAAGTACGTAGCGTACAAACTTCTTGAAGCTCCGCAACTCGGAGCTTCTCTTTTAGAGAAGCTGAGAACCATTCGTCAGGTGTTCGGTGAGCTGGACGCTGAGACGGACGGCGTGGAGTTGGCAGCGATTGCCTCCCATCATTGGGAAGGCAAAGCTCCTGCGACACGTCAAAGGATTCTCGTACAAGTGAGAGCGATAAGAAACTTCGGTTATCGTTCGGCACTGATCGGTAGACCGACTCCTATTCCTCTCCCCTACGTGAATAATACACGGTATGTAGACATATCGCCTGAACAACTCCACATGATTCTCGAAGTAGCAAAGAGAGTTTACCCTTGGGCTTACCCTTCCCTTCTCTTTCTTGCACATACTGGTGCACGTTTGGGTGAAGCAATGAGGTTTACCTATCAGGACTTCAGGTCTGACGGCAAAGCCATTGTGATTCACAAACCTGTTGACAGAAGGGCAAAGACAATCGAACGAGTTGTTCCGCTCACCAAAGAGCTGAGAAGTTTGTTCCAATGTGGAGCGGTTCCGTTTTTATATCCGGACGGAAAGAGAATCCCTAATCATAACGAAGCATCTCGTGTCTTAGGTAAAGCATTGAAAGTCTGCTGTGAAATCCTCGGTTATCAAAAACTGAGGCTTCACGATTTAAGACACGCATATGCCGCCTTAATCGCTTCATACGGAGGAGATTTAGCCGACATAGCTTCTGCATTAGGACATTCCAATCTTCAAATGACGATGCGATACAGAGGCTTAGTGAGGAACAAGCTGGAATCTATCGTTGAGAAAATCTAGGAGCAAATCATGGACAACTTCACAGAAAGTTTTAATCCGTATCATAAGTACGAAAACTTTGAATGCTATGTAAAACTTAACATGGAGTACTTAAAGACAACTGATGGTTATAAGTTTTACAAGATTGATGATGGTCTCACAAATATTCTGCTTAACAAATCCCTACTTGATGACGAAAAGTATAAAGAGTATGCCGATTTACTTTCGAAGTATGAGGCTGACTTCACATACGACTGCGAAGAACCAATCGAAGGATATGACGACATCACTGGTAAGTTTGGGAAGGTTTGCCGGGTAGCTTTTTATCCTAAGAAAGGATTGACTTTATCGTACAAAAATGTTCTGAGATTAAGAGAGTTTCTCGACGATGCGAACGAATACATCTACCAAAAGAAAACACTTTACGCAGGACGCAAAGACTTAGAAGCAAAAGTTGAGAAAGAACTTGAAGAAGTTAACCAGCACATCGGATTACTCGACGATTACATTTGGGAGATGAGAAATGAGAAGAACTGAACTTTTGAAGTATGTCCGTGAGATGCAGAAGCCTTGTATCTGTTTAATAGACGATAGATACTACACAAGAAGAAGTCCTGCGGATATATATAGGTTGACATTTGTAAGAGACAAGCACGGAATACGATGCTACGACCTTGCCAATAATTGCAAGTTGATTTCCTTCGCCCAAGACGATTCTGACCTAAATATATTTCGATTGGGTGTCGCAAATCTAACCGACCGCATTGACGCAATGAGTTTTATTGAGTTTTATAAGACCAAGAAACGTGCCCGACAGCGATTGGAAGAGAGGCGGGAAGACCTAGATGTGGATACTTACAAGCGACTTA